AGATTATATGGGTAATATGGGAAGACATCATATAGACCCAAGAACTAAAAAATAATATATAAAATAACACAATAATACAATGGCACATCACCCAATACACAAACACATGCATACGTTTATTACGAAAAGAAATGTGGAAGCTGCAGTAAGAGATAACAAAGCTCATATTGATTATCTTAAAAGAGACGTTAAAGATGATCAAAGAACTGGAGGTAAATATAAGGATATTAATCAAACAGCTGATGAAAAACATATATCTAAATTAGCCGGAGATATTAAATATGATAAAAAGAAAGAAGGTTTATCTCGTAATTCTTCTTCTCCATTAAATATTCCTGACAGCGCTAGTTATGTAAGAGCAGGGGGAACTGATCAATATGGTGGTAAAGTACCAGGAGAAATTTCTTTAAGTGAAGAAGATCTTGCTAAAGGAAGAGCTCAAGGTGGACCAAGAGCAACGGGACTAGGATCAATTGATGCAGCTAAAGCAGCTGGAACAACTTCAATGCCAGATTGGGATTATGAAGAAGATTTAAGAACAGCAATGCATGAAGGATTCCATGGAGGTATAGAAATGGGTACAGAAGCGGCACAAGACCAATTAAAATTTAACACTGTTGATGATATTACTCAAGGTGATGGAAAAGCAGACAGATGGCAAAGTATAGTAAATGCAAAAAGAGCCGCAGGAATAGGATATGCAACTGATTATACTGAAAAAGACGCAGATGGAAATATGATTCCAGGTATAAGATTTGACGATGGAACTTTTTTAGCAGACCAAATACAATAAAAAATGGGGATACTAAACAAAATAAAAAATAATTTTTTAGGACAAAATAATTTTAGCGTAGGCTTTAATAATAATAGTCCAGTTAAAGGAGTAAGTAGAAAAGCTTCTCCTTTAAACAATTATCAATCAAATGTTGGTTTGGAGGGATCTTCAGGTGCTACTGGTTCGTATGGTGAATTAATGAAGTCAAATTATGGACGCCCTGTAGTTCACGATAATAAAGAATTAGGTGATGTATTATCAAAAGCAATAGGACAATTTGGTTATATGGGGGCTCATGTTTCCGATGAAATAGGAAAAGCTCTTGGAGCTGATGGTGAAGGAGGAAGTCCATGGCATAGACAAGCGTCTCCTTTAAATGAAAATGGAGATGATAATGATGATGAAGGAAATGGAGAGAGTAATGGAACCTCAACACAAAACAATGCTGCAGGTATTAATACAAATTTAAATCTAGATCTGCCAAAAGCTATTATAACCCCCCCCGGCGCCAATAATAACTACAAAAACCAGCAATTCGAATCAACATGGGGAGAAAGTTCTTATGGAACCCCAGATTCATGGAAAAAAGATAAAGACGGGGAATTTGAGTTAGACGAGGATGGTAATAAAATTAAAGTTAAAGGAATAAGTAAACCTGATTCTATTAGCGCCAGGATTCAATCAATGACTTGGTGGTAAACAAAATAACAGTCATGGAACTGTATAAAACCAATTAACAATAACAATAACAATAACAAAAACAAAAACAACATGGCAAAATTTATTAAATTTCCAATTGTAGATAACAATGCTGCTCAACCATTAGCTCCAGAATACGATGTATTAATCAACGTAGAAGATATAGCTAAAGTTGCTGCTACAGGTGCAAGTGGAATAAACGCAAAAACATTAGTAATAAGTTTTAAACAATCAGCTATTGGAACCCCAGATGCAACTAACCCTAAAACGGTTACTTTTGATGTTCACGCTGATAAAATTTCAACTACTAATCCAACGCTTACAACAGGTAATGTTAACCCTATCTATAATGCAGTAATGAGAGCTTTAACAGCTAATCCAGGTGGTGTTGCGGCTAGAGTTTCTCTTGGAAAAGATCAAGCAGCTACTCCATTACAAATGTATTTTAGCGCTGCTACATACGCATAAGTATGAAACCTAAAGGTCTTGGCGACAAGATAGAAAATTTTACAAAAACAACGGGCATCAAAGCAGCTGTTGATGGTATATCAAGAGCTACTGGTGTCCCTTGTGGATGTAATAAAAGAAAAAACGCATTAAACAAAATGTTCCCTTCAAGAAATGCTTAACAAATACATTACTAACGGTTTTACGATGAAATCTCCTATTACAGTAGATAATACTCCGGTATATACTACTCATATAGAAGATGGAGCATTAGGAAAAGGAAATAATAATGGTACTATTCTAGTATCAGAAGAATTACATCCAGACAACGTACAGAGTATTGTAGATCACGAAAAAGTTCATATAGATCAAATGAAAAGAGGTGATTTAGATTATGATGATGAATGCGTTTATTGGAAAGGCAAGTGTCACAAAAGAAGTGAGATGAAAGAAGGTGATCCTAATTTGCCTTGGGAAAAAGAAGCATATTCAAAAACAGACCCTTACGAGGCATTATAAAAAAAAATTATGGCATATAAACAAAACAATCCATTAAGTAGAACATCTAGTTCTCCTTTATTTAGAAAACAAGGAATTTCTCCTATTAATAATAGAAGATTAGATCCAAAATTAGATCCTAGAAAAAACTCAATAAGTAGAAAATCAAGTTCTCCTTTAAACGCTTACCCTACAGCAGGAAGTAAAGCAAGTAGTATAGAAGAAGCTTATGAATTAGCTCCGCTACCACGAGGAGAGCGCTATGTAGATATGGATGAAAACGCAGCACCAGGCGACGTAAGATTCGACGCAGTACTGGATTTGGATAAGGCGTTTGGAGGTTTAGATGTAGAAGGAGATACATCTCAAGTACTGAAAAACAATCAAATAAGACCAACAAACTGGAATGGCCAAGAATATGTTCCATCTTTTACTAATAGACAAGGGTATGGTTTAAAAACCATAAAAGACAATTATGATTTCGGTGATTATATAAACCACCCATTTGGTTTTATGAATACAGGTTATGGTCTATCAGATGATGGAAGTTTTAACCACTCTGATGCGGGAAGTGTCATTTTTGGGAACACAAACAGATCTTTTCCTGTAAGAGGTAGTGGATCTTCAGGAGAAGGAGATTTAACTGTTAATTTTGATGAAAATTTAATGTTGCAGGATCGCCCAAGCTTTAATCCTTATACTCAACAACAAGATTATGCGGTGTGGACTCCTGATAAGATATTAACAGATTCATCAGCACATGGAGGTATAGGTAGCTCAACAACGTGGCACTCACCTACAGGATTTTCACCGGAAGGATTATCAACACCTCAGCATCGAAAAGCAGGACCAGCTCAAATATTTGCGAATACATTAGGTACTGGTACTCCTGGTATAGATCAATTTAGGCTTGGAGAAACGCCAATGCTAGGTCTAGGAGATTTTAGAAATCAATTCGCTGAGTCTAAATTCACAGGAAATCCATGGATACAAGGTAGTTCAATAAACAAGAACGCAGCAATTAATAAAGTAGAAATTCCTAACGCACTAAGCTTATATAGTAATATTGATCCTAACTCAATGTTTAAAAGCGGAGGTGGTAATATGAACCTGGAGTATAGTGATCAATTCAAAACAGACTACCCAAAGTGGTTGGCTGGAGGTTTAAATCTTGATCAAGGTCCAACATGGAAAGCTGGACGTGGTTCAACCGTACAGGCATACGATCCTTCAACTAATATGTTTGGAGAAGGTACGTTTACAAGTAGTAGGTTTGCACCTCAAAAAGTAGACGGTAAAAGAACTGGAAGAATCGGTGTTGATAATCCTATGACTGTAGCTGGAGAAATGGTTAGATCTGGTGAATGGACTATGAATGATTTTAATAATTATTTAGATCTAATTAAAAGTAATTATGGAAGAGGAAACGTAGCGGGCCAAAATCCTCCTCGACAATAATTATGTCAAAAAAGAAGTTTAAAGATACTACCGTTGGGCAGTTGTTATTTGGTGCAGCTTCTGTTATTAATCCTACATTAGGAAATATATTACAAGGAGTTACATCACCTAAAGACGCTATAGCAGCAATTACTAAATCTGATGTTTCTTTAGATGATAAAATTAAATTACAACAATTAATATACGAACAACAGAATAAAGAAATAGAGTCTATTACTTCAAGATGGAAGGCGGATTCTATGTCGGATTCATGGATGTCTAAAAACGTACGTCCATTAGTTTTAGTATGGTGTATTGTTGTATTTTCTTTTGCAGGTATACTTGATAGTGTAGAAAGCATCCCATTTCATATAAATAGTACGTGGAATGATACTTTTGAGAAAGTGATGATGGCTGTTGTGTTAGCCTACTTTGGTGGACGCACAACTGAAAAGGCGACAAGTATGTTTAAAAAGTAAAAATGCTTAAAAATAAGTGATTATATTTAAGTATAATTAAATTAAATAAAATAAAATGAAAAAACTATTATTATATATAGTTGTATTGTTAAATATAACTATATATGCACAGGATAAAGAAACTTTTGGAGTAGATAAATGGAAGGAAGGATATATAAAACCTTATTTTGGGGTATGGGAGTACAAGGGAGATTATATCGTTACTAGGTGGAATAAAAAGGTATCTGGTGGTACATTATATTTTGTATATCCTTCTAACCCTGAAATTGACGAGGAAACAATATATATAGGTAAAGATTCTTTAATTACTTCTATACGCAATATAGTAACAAAAGAAGCTAATTATGGTAGCTATAAGTTGAAAGGTAAAAGAAAATTAGTAAAAACAACCTATTCATCAAATCTTTATATGAAAGAAATTATAGACGTTGTAGTTTATAAATTAATTAAAAATTAAATTAAATAAAATGAAAGAAGAAACTAAAAAAATTACAGAAGAAGAACTAACTAATATTTATAATGTACAGAATGCATTAAATCAAGCACTAAGTCAAATTGGGATATTAGAAACTGAAAAACACGCCGTATTACACCACGTGGCGGGATTAAATCAAGATCAAGAAAAATTTAAAAAAGAATTAGAAGATAAATATGGTTCTATTAATATTGATTTAAAAGATGGATCTTACACAGTAATAGAAGACGAAGTAGAAGAGGAAAAATAAAATGAATAATGTAATACGTAAGATCAGTATAGGTGCTGATTATAAAAATGACGCCATGCATTATTCTGTAGGACAACAAGTTTACGGAGGGCATGAAATATCTCATATATTATATAATGAAGAAGATAGATCTTACAATATTCATATAAAGAAAAACAATGAGGTATTACCTTGGAAGAAATTTAATTCTCACATGGCAATATCTATTGAATATGATTTAGAATACTAATGAAAAGTTTATATGATTTTATTATTAAACCTTTAGGAGAAAGATATAATAATAAAAAACAAATTGGAGATACCGAATTAATTTTAAACAATAAAATTGAAACTTGGAAATTTATAAATAAATTTGCAACTGTAGTAGAAGTTCCATTAAATATTAAAACACCTATAAAAGTAGGTGATATAGTAGCTGTTCATCATAATATATTTAGAAGATTTTATGATATAAGAGGAAATGCTAAAAATAGTAGAAGTTATTTTAAAGATAATCTATATTTTGCCTCTTTAGATCAGGTGTATCTTTATAAAAGAAAGGATAAATGGATATCATTTGAAGATAGATGTTTTGTAAAACCTATTAAAAATGAAAACTCTCTAACTAAAGATAAAGAAGTTTATTGTACTGGTATACTAAAAATAGGTAACGATCGTTTAGAAGCACTTAAAATCAACCCAGGAGACAAGGTGGGGTTTAAACCCTTAAGAGAATGGGAGTTTTATATTGATGAGGAACGATTATATTGTATGAAATCAAATGATATTATTATAAAGTATGAACACAAAGGAAACGAAGAAGAATATAATCCAAGCTGGGCGTATAGCAGTTAAAGAATTAATTAAAGTCGCTAAAGAACCAATTATAGATTTTGGACCTGACATTTCCGCAGATAGATTAAAAAATGCTGCAGCTACTAAAAAGTTAGCTATATTTGATGCTTTTGAAATATTAAATAGAATAGAAGAAGAGAAGAATCTATTAGAAGATAAACCTAAAGTAGAAGAAAAAAAAGAAAAATCTTTTAAAGGATTTGCAGAAGGGAGGTCTAAATAATGTATAAGCAAGAATTATATAAAATTTTACCTAACTATGTTAAGACTAAAGTTCTTAAAAGAAATAATAGGTATAAAAAATGGGAGTATGGTTATAACGAGGAACACGATTTCGTAGTAATCAGTAAATCTGGAATGATTGGAGATGTATATGAAATACAAGGTTTAAAAATAGCACTCCCTAAAATACCTAAAGAAGTAAAAAAATTTGAAACAGGAAGATGGGAACGAACTCCATTACCTAAAGTTTTAAGTAAAATCAAAAGTGTGTTTGAATGGGATAAATACCCTGAAGATTTTAAAGAAAAGTGGTATGATTTTATTGACGGAGAATTTACTAAACGCGAAGAAGGTTTTTGGTTTTATAATCAAGGTAAACCTATTTATCTTACTGGCACTCACTATATGTACTTGCAGTGGAGTAAGATTGATGTTGGGCCACCAGATTTTAGAGAAGCCAATAGATTATTCTTTATATTCTGGGAAGCTTGCAAAGCAGACATTAGATGCTATGGAATGTGTTACCTTAAAAACCGTAGATCTGGATTCTCTTTCATGGCCTCAGGAGAGGTTGTAAACTTAGCTACTATATCAAGTGATTCCAGATATGGAATATTATCTAAAACTGGACCTGATGCTAAAACGATGTTTACTGATAAGGTTGTTCCTATATCAGTTAA